CGCGGGTTCGCGATGAGCCGCTTCATCCCCATCGTGAGGACCTCCGTCGAGGGGCGATTATACCACTTCCCCATGTAAGCGTCCCCGCCCAGCTCTTCCCAGCGGTCCCGATAAGCCACCTCGAGCGGACCGTAGTCCACGCCCGTGATGTCCCTCAGCCTCTCGAGAGGCCCGCCCTCGGCCCGCTTGAGGAGGAAGGCCTTCGTCCGAGCGCTCACCTCTGGGTGACGGTATTCGATATTGTGGACAATCTCGTGGACGTAGGTCGAGACGCTCATCCGGCTGTTCACGAAGATGGAGTTCAGGCCGTTGTGATAGAAGGCCCGCTTCTTGCGTGTCAGCGTGACGCGGACGCTCGGAAGGATGTCCCCAGCGATGAGCCTGTGGAGGAGCCCCTGAGCCTCGGCCGTTTTCTTGGCCACCGTCGAGCTCACAGGCCCTCGGATGATGTCCTCAGCGTTGCCTCGGAGGTTCTCGGGGACAGCTATCGCGTCGAGTTGCTTGGCGAGCTCGGGCTTCAGGAGCTTGGCGTAGCTGGCGTTCGCAGCCGAGAAGGACTTGTCGAGCTCCTTGTAGGCGTCGAAGGCGTCGAGGCGCTCCGTGATGGTCGAGTTCGCGGATGTCATCGCGTTGTAGCGCCGGACAGCATCCATCCGCCGCTCGGCGAGAACGTCGAGCTCCTGCTTCGCCTGTCGGACAGCCAGCGGGAGCTCATAGGCCTCCATTCGCTGGATGGCCTGCCGAGCGCTCTCCACCCCATTCGCGGCTGTAGCGCCCACAGGAGGCACCACAGGCGAGGCTGAGGGTGTAGGCGTGGGCGCGGCTGGCGGCGGTGGCTCGGCCGGAGCCGGACGCGGAGCTGGGCGAGCTCGAGGCTTGCGCTTCGGCTTGCCATAGAGCTCGCGGAGCTCCTTCAGGCTGAGCGGGTTCCCACGCTGGTCGAGGAGCTGGTTCAGCGTGATGGTTCCGGCCCGCCAGAGCTCAGCTCGGCCCTTGCCCAGCATCTCGTCCGCGAACTCGGGAGGCTTGCGCCTTAGGAACTGGTCGAAGCTCAGGTCCGCCGCCACCTGTCCGTCCATGCTCGAGCGAGTGGCCGGAGGGAGCTCGTCCACTCCAGCGATGCCCAGCTCCTCGAGCGTCCTGAGGACGGGGATGGTGGTGGAGCGGCAATTCCAATGCGCCGGAGGCCCAGTGAGCCACGGGACCGCGTGGCCCTCCGGCTTGTAGTCCGGAAGGGTCCACACCAGCCCAGAGCGGGCCGCGCAAATGTCAGAGGTCCGGCTGTCGAGCGTCGAGAGCCACTGGACGCCCTTCACGAGGTCGGAGTTCTCCTGATAGGTCGCTTGGCGGACCTCATTCGCGACAGTCTGAACGCTAGTTCGAACGATGGCCAAGGCATCGCGCCGCGTCTTGGCGAGAACCTCTCCGCCCCTCTCCCCGTTGGAGAGGATGCGCCGCGCCATCTGTCCATTCGTTTCTCCCAGAGCCACGCCCGCCCGCACAGCGCGAGCGAGCTCGAAGCGAGTGTTCGCGTCCAGCCGCCCGAACCAGCCGGAGATGGTTTCGCCCTGTATGAGCGAGCTGGTGGCGATGCGCTCGAGGACCTCCTTCGAGGGAAGGACAGCGTTCAGGCTGAGCTCCCCGAAGGCGTCCAGCACGAAGTCGCCCTCGAGCTCGGCGAGCTCCGAGAGCTTCGGGGGCTCGAGGCCCACGCGCTCCATCAGCTCGGAGATGGCTCTGTTCAACCTCCGGACGCCCATCTCCGTGAGCGGCGGACCCTGAAGGAGCCGCTCGAGCTCGTTCGCGATGTCCTCGAGCTGTCTGTTCAGCGCGGCCGCCTCCCCAGCTATCACGCGCTGGAGGATGAGCTGGCGTGTCACCATGAGGTCCGCGAGGCGGTCGGAGGCGTTCACTGTTCTCTCCTCACGGGACGAAGCTCATAAAGTTGCGGCGGCGGAGGGCGACTGGCTCAGAGCCCACCTCCAGCCACGCGCCCGTCTCGAGCTTGGAGGCCTCGAAGTTCGCGGCGGCAAGGGCGATGCGGAGCTCGACTTGCCACTGGACCCAAGCGGCATTGGCTCCCGCCACACTGATAGCCCCAGAGGCCGAGCCAGCGGCCCCGAGTGCCTTGTCGCCCCAGACTGTCCGGCCCACATCAGTGGCGGAGCCTCCATCCACGCGCTCCGTCCAGCCTGTCGGCTGGGCGAGGACAAGGTTCCCAGCCGCTACGTCGATGTAAACCGCGAGGGCGTTCGCGCGGGTCGAGTTAAATCCGAAGCAGCTGTGTGTGATGCCCGTCCCAGCGTTCACGCTCGAGGCGTTCACGCTTACGTCCATCGGCCCCGCAAGGTCGAAGTAGTAGGCGACTTGTGCCGAGCAAGCCACCGCGCCCGTCCACGTAAAGACTGGGGCGGCGGCCGATGCGGGAGCAATCCAGAGCGAGGCCGTGAAGCTAGCGCCGGAGTTCACCTGAGCGCCCACCCTCGTCCAGCCAGAGGTGGCCGTGGCGTGGGTGGCGTTGTTCTTCGATGTCACCACCGCGAGGAGGACGCCGCCGCTCTGTTCGATAGTCGGCTTCGCGGGCGTGAGCGTTGCCGCGCTAGCCGATTGCGCTCTTGCCCCCGTGGTTACATAGAACGGCATCAGACAGCCTCGACGCCCACTTCAGCGCCATTAAAGGCGGCCGCTGTCCAGTCGCCCGAGGTGGCGGGGTTCGTCTCCCAGAGGTGTTGTTCGGCACTATAGCCAGCCGAGAACCCGAGGTTCGGACTGTCATAGTTCACACCCCCCACGCGGGTGAAGGCTTGTCCGTTCGATAGGCCGCCCGTAACCCTCGCGCGAGCGCACACAGCAAGCGCGGCCACCCTGTAGCCATCGGGGACGGTGATAGAGGCCTTCGTGAAGGACTTCCTTTGCCCAGAGCTCGTTAGGCCGATGGATGTCCCGTCATCGAGAACCGTCTCCGCGATATCAGCGAAGCCCCCCGTCCCGTCCGTTAGAGCGCCATTCCCGTTTATTACAGGCATCCGATAACGGCTATCGCGCGTGTCGAAGTCAGCAATAAGGACTTGCGACCACACACAGAGGTTACTGTTAACCCAATTCCCTAGCCTGAGGAACTTAACATCGGCTGTAACTCCCGAGACTACATGGCCCGAGCCGCTAAGGACGATAGAGCCCGCTCTATAGAGGTCAAAAGAACCTCCATTGCCGCAAGTAAAACGCAAGTCCCAACGCTCAAGTGTGCTTTGTGAAACTGGCAGGGGCGGGCCTGAATTAACCCAAGCGGAGCCACTCCAGACTTGCGCCTGTATAGAGCTGCTACCCGCTCCGACAAACTTAAATACTGGGACAGATGCGGAATTGACTAGCGTGAGCCATTGAGCGTTTCCTGATGAGCCCGCGATAGAGTTTGAAAATTGCTCGAAGTGGAACCAGACAGTCCCCGCAGCATTTGCGTTAAGCTCCGCCTCGGCATAAATCGCCCCTTCGCTAGAGCCAGTAACCCTTAGGCCGTAAGGGACTAGGGCGCTGTCAAAGCGGCCGGAGGTGGCGTCCTCTATTATGGTCACGGAGTTACGGCTAAATGAGGCGAGGCTGTTCCCAGCAAAATAACGGGCCATCAGTCAAAGTCCCCCAGAAGAGTGAAGGCCGCGTTCTCGATGCCAGCGACGGGCGAGGCCGGACCCGTTATCCTCATAACATCCCCAGCCGCGAAGGACACGGCCGCGCCGGAGGTCGAGGAGAAGGTGACAGCTCCGGCCGTGCTCACCGTGATGGTCCCCACGCTCGAGCCGTTCTTCGCCACCGTGAGGACGAAGCTCGAGGCGGGGTTCGCGCCCACCGTCCCGCGCGAGCTCGCCCAGTTGCCCGCGAAGGTGACAGCCTGAGCGAACACATGGATGAGGAGAACCTCGGAGGCCGTGGGCGCGGTGGTGAAGCCGAAGGGGACGTTATAGCGGTTCTTCTCCAGAGCCGCCGTGAGGCCCGTCACTGTGGAGATGGCCTGAGAGCCTGTGTGGGTGGCGCGGTCCCTCAGCTCCGCGTCCGTATCGTTCGCGGTGGCTCCGGCCTCGATACCCGCGAGCTTCGTCTCTTCGTCCGTGGTGAAGGAGGCCGTGGTGGCTGTGAGCACAGCCGAGAGCGGCTGTTTGTTATCGAGGGCGCTCTGGAGGTCCGTCTGGTCCGATAGGAGCCCAGTGATGGAGCCCCATGTCCCGCCGCCACCTCCGCCTCCTGAGCCTATCTCACGGACGAACGGACCGGAGCTGTCCTCACCCCTGAGGTAGAGCTTCCCGTCGAAGGTATTCATCCCCAGCTCCGCCAGAGCGAGGTCGAAGGTGGTGGGGACCTTGTTCGGGACAGCCGAACGCTTGAACTTCAGTGTCGCCATGTGGCGGGCCTCTCTCAGCTATCTAGCGGGCGGGCGGCTGGGTGTTACTCCTCGGGAGGTTCGCCCTCGTCCGCGCCCTCCTCGTTCGGAGTGGTGAAGCTCGGCCCCTCGTCCCCGATGAGCGCCTCGAACTCCTCGAAGCCGTAGTCCGGAGAGACAATCTCACCGCGCTGGAGATTGTCGAACAGGACGCGGAGCGGGAGGGCGTTCGTCTGATAGGCCCCCACCATTGCGGTGAGCATCTGGGGGGCCATCCGCGCCGCGCCGAAGTCCGTGTTCAGGAGCAACATCGCCGTCTGCTGAGCGCCCACCCAGCGAGCCATCCAGTTGAGGCATCGCGTGAGCCCATCGGACGCGGCTCGAGCGGCCGAAGCCAGAGACGAGCGCTCGCCCGCTGTCTTGAGCTCGACGGTCCCGAAGGCCTCGGCCGTGCGCTTGTCATCGGCGAGCATCCGAGCGCCGAGGACGGCCATCCGATGCTCCTTGTCCTTCATGGCGGCCCTAATCTCCTTCAGGCCCTCGCCTTTGAACTCGAGGAACTGGGCCGAGGCCGAGGGGTCCGGAAACACCCACGCCTGAGACGAGCCCAGCGCGAGAACCTGTCCCTCCGAGAGCTGAACGCCCGAGACGTAGGGCGTGGGCAGGCCTGTGAAGTGGATGCCGTGCTCATAGTCCGCCGAGTTGCGGAGGTGAGCGATGTTCGCGTCCACGAGGTCGAGGAGAGGCGGCTTCTGGACCTTCGGGGTGCATGAGCTCGCGCCGAGAATTGTCGCTGGGATGTAGCGCATCGGAGCCCCGTTCACGCGAGGCATCACCTCAGAGACGAGCGCCTCCTTGTCGTCATAGACGCGGCACACATAGCCTTCGGCCGTGAGCATGAGGGCGCGATATTGAACCACCTCCTCGCTCTCGAACTCATCGACA